CTACTTTCTCAGGATGTCACGGATATCCCGCAGACCTTTCTGGCTCGTCAGGACAATCACTGTATCGCCCTGCTGGATGCAGTCCTGTCCACGCGCGATCTTGATATTGCCGCCGCGGTTGATGCATCCGATCAGCAGGTTGCTCTTGAGATTCAAATTCATCAGCGGAATGCCCGTCACTTCCGACTCCTCGCGGATCACAAACTCCAGCGCCTCCGCCCGACCGTCGAGAATATGGTACAACGTCTCCACATTGCTGCCGATCGTATTCTGCATCGCGCGCACATACTGTAAAATGTAGTCCGCCGTGATGTATTTCGGATAAATCAGACTTCCCAGGTCCAGCTTGCTGATCAGCTCGTCAAAGGCGATCCGGTTAACCTTCGTCACCAGCTTCGCGCTGGAATTTTCCTTGGCATACAGCGCAAGGAAAACATTTTCCTCATCCATATTCGTCAGGGTGACAAATGCCTCCGCCGTCATCAGCCCCTCTTCCAGAAGAAGCTGCCGATCCGTTCCGTCGCCGTTGAGGATCAACGCATCGTCCAGAAGCTCTGTCAGAACCTCGCAGCGCGCTTTATCTTTCTCCACAATTTTAACCCGGATCTTCATCGCCGCCAAAAGTTTCGCCAGATAATAAGCAATCGTACCGCCTCCGACAATCATCGTATTTCTGACCTGGTTTGTCTGGATGCCGATCTTGCGGAAAAATTCTGCCGAATTTGCCGGGGAGGCGATAATCGACACCATATCCCCGTTTTTAATCACAAATTTACCATCCGGGATCGCCACCTCATCGCCGCGCTCAACACCGCCGATCAGGACATCGCAGCGGAATTGGCTGTCAATATCCATGACCGAAAGCCCGTCCAGCTTAAACTCCGGTTTTACCTTAAATTTCAGAAGCTCTACCTTTCCCTTGGCAAATGGATCGATCTTGATCGCTGACGGGAAGCGCAGAATTCTCGAAATCTCCGTCGCCGCCGCATATTCCGGGTTGATAATCATGGAAATTCCCAGCTGCTGCTTGATAAAGGTAAGCTCGTTGCTGTAAATCGGATTCCGCACACGCGCAATCGTGTGGCAATGCCCCACTTTTCTCGCAATCAGGCAGCAGAGAAGGTTCATCTCATCCGACCCTGTCACGGCAATCAGCATGTCCGCCGTCTGCACACCTGCCTCGATCTGCATGGAAATGCTGGCACCATTTCCCACCAGCTTGATCGCATCGATATCATCTGACACCCGCTGCATTCGCTCCGCAGACGTATCGATCATCACCACATTGTAATCCTCCCGGACAAGCTGCTCCGCCAGCGTCGTACCAACCTTGCCGCATCCGATAATGATTATATCCATAGTTTCCTCCGTTATTTTCTGTTTATCCGCCATACCGATACAGAAAATCTCTATTTTATATACAAAATAAAAAATGTGCCTTAACACTTTCCTATGACGGAAAAAGGGTGCCTGAAAACCGCGCCCTAATCCATACGGAATTATTATAACACCTTCTGCGAGTTTTTGAAATATAAATTGTGTTAAGAGGGCATTTTGTGGGCGTTTTGAATATATTTGTCTCTTTCGATCCCAAAAGTGCCTACCCGTGTACAGTAACTTTCCTCCCTTTTTGGCAAGATAAATTTCTTGACTTTTTCAGAAAAAACAGTATACTTAATATATATTTGCAGATATGGTTCATCGGTAGAACGCTAGCTTCCCAAGCTGGAAAGGCGGGTTCGATTCCCGTTATCTGCTTTTTTTGATGGATGCAGAAACCCTTGTAAATGCTGGATTTTTCCTTTATTTACAAGGGTTTCCGGTGTTTTTGGAGCATCTACCACGAAAGCATATTTCAGTATAAAGACCCCCTTTTTCCGGGGAAATATCACACGAAAAAAGGGCTGTTTTTCCTTTATTTTCAAGGAATGACAGCCCCTTATTATACGCTTATATTGTGTTTTTCATCATATTTTATCGTATATGTCCGTCCTCTGCTATCCGATCTGCGGTAATCATCCAGCCATCCGAATCAAACGCATACGCCTGCCCGTCAATCTGGCAGACTGCATCGTGCCGGTAAGTGTACCCACTCAGCAGATACCACCAGCGCCCGTCCTGGCACACCCAGCCAGTAAGATACTTGC